TGATCACGATGATTTTCTGCGTCTTCGGGCTTAATTCCTGGAACTTGGTGATGAGGTTGGAAATGAACTGAACGAACTTCAACACGTACGGCAGTATCTGCTGCCCTAGTTGCGCCCCGGCATCCGCCAGTTGTGCCTTCATGATCCGCATCGCGTTGGCCATGCCATCGCTTGTCCTGGCAAAATCTCCCTGCGCCGTTCCTGTCTGCGCCATGATGATCGCATAGCGCGCCTGCAGTTTCGCCGCTGCGCTCAATTCGCCGTCAACTCCGATCAGCCCCATCTCCATCGCTTTTTCCTGCACCGCTGCCTCGCTCAACACCACGCCGAATTTACGCAGCGGTTCCACCTGCCCCACCAACCCGCTCTGCATTGCCGCCAGAACGTCAGCCGGGTTGGCATTGTTGAAAGACGCCAGGTCTGCCGCCAGCCCAACCAGGCTAGTGCTCATATCGGCAGCCGGTCCTTGGGTCATCCCCATCGTCACGAACAGATTTCCGTATGTCGCCGCCGCTGCCATCGCTGTATCAGTGCTCATACCGAACGCCGTCGCCGCATCGTTCGACCAGGCATAAATGTCCTTGGAAAAATCTCCAAAGACCACGGCTGCCTTGTTCCTGGTTTCATCCAGATCACTGGCTAAATTCAGGGCTGCCGTACCTGCCGTCACGAACGGCAGGGTGATCCCCATGGTCATGCCTGTGCCAACACTTGAGATCGATCTCCCCGCCGACTGCAACGTTTTGGAAATCTCTCCTGCCCGCTGTGTCGCCAGGGTTTTGGCGTCGTTCATTTTTGTGATGAAATCGGTGATGTCACCGATCAGTTTCACCGCCAGAGTTGCGATCGTGCTCATACTCTCTCCTTGTTGCCTGGCGCGGCGGCAAGCGCCATAAAATATGCCTCCACCTTGCCCGCCACCACTTCCCTGCCCGGCATCGGCTTGCGGTATCCGGGAATGAAATCGGTCGCTTCCACCGCCGTGCTCTTCTTCTGATCACGCTGCATGTTGACCACCGCCGCTGCCACCGTGCCGCTCTGCAGCCACTCCTGTCCGAACGGTTCAATGGCGCAGTATGCCATCCATTCCGCAAACAGCGTTCCTGGCATATTTCTCAACATTTCATCGACGTTGGCAATGCCCAGCGCCAGCGCCAGGCGGAAGGCGAAGCGCCGCCAGGGGCGCCGGGTCAGTTTTTTTCCGCATCCTCAACGGCGTGTTCCCCAAGTCCACTCAGCCGCAGTGCGACCTCGCTCAGCCGTTTCACAACTGCCGCGGATTTCCTGCCCAAGCTTGCGATATCATCCGAGGAGAATAGCAGGTTGAATTCCTCGTCCACGACCGTCACCACCAGCAGCTCCGCCATGAAGTTTCCCCCCGTGCGCACTGCCTTGATCTTGCCCTGGTTGTCCAGCTCCACCATCTTGTCGGAAAATGCGGATGCTGCTTCGGCGCTCAACCCGGCAATCCGCACCGTGCCGCCCCACTCTGGCACATCAACGTCCTCATACTGCAGGTCCTGCGCTTTCAGGACCTCGTCGCGCTTCAGGAAACTCATTGTGCTCTCCTTCTCTATTTTCCATCCCCACCCATGGCATCAGGCGCCAAGATCTACGCCGTTCTTGTCACAGGTGGGGGTGGTTATCCTGCTCATGCAACAGTCACTGCGCCGGAGATCTTGATCTTGACCTCGGCTTGCAGCAAGCCCGCCACCGGTTCCATCGGCTTGAAGCCGGTCACGGTCGCGGCGAACGAGAAGGTCTTGGCGGTGTTGGGCAGCACCACCTTCCAGTTCTTCTTCACCCGGTTCAGGATGGCGTACAGCACGCCGGTGGTCTCGTCGTGCGTGGCGTTGGTCGGCTTCCAGTTGATCGTAAAGGTCGGCTCGCCGCCCGAAAGCAGGGTCGCTACGCTCTCCTCCCACCCGCCGCTGTCGTGCGTGGTGGCATCCTCGGTCGCCAGGGAGATCTCCGGGGCTTCCAGATCGCCCACTTCGGCGATCGTGGTGAACACCTCCGGTGTCCCGCCGTCGCCCATTTTCAAAAGGGTCCCATACGCTGGGGTTGCGCCTGTGGTCATGTCTCATCCTCCTTAGAGTGCGATCACCGCGAACTTGATCGCCGCATTGGAACCTTCGAGATAGATCTTCCCGTCTGTCTGCCGCCAGCCGTCGTTTCTCACCCGGAAGGCACCTACCTCCCCGGCTGCCAGGCTGTAGGTGGTGATGTCGCCGGTGCGGTTCTTGTCGTCCACGACCGATGTGACGGTGAACGTGTACGGGTTCGCCCCGTCCGTGTTCCACACCAGGATCAGGTCATCGCCGCTGGCAGAAAACTGGTTCTTATTCGCCACGTCTGCGGCAGTGAAGGTCACATCCAGCGCATTCGCCGCCGGCTGCAGGCTGGGCCATGGTCCCAGCAGGGTCGTTTTAGTCAAACTCGTTCGTGCCATCTTGTTCCTCCTTTAGTAGTCGCCGACCTCTTCGAGCGCGGCGATCTTCGTGTTTTCCCGGATCGGTTCTGCCTCGTGCTCCGCTTCCGGCTCGGCTTGCGGCTTTTCAACCGCCTCCAGCACCAACAATTCCTCCAGGGCAGCCGTCGATCCGTGTGCATCCATCAGGTGCCGCAGGATCGCTTTCCGGTCGTCCAGCACGTCGAACGCGCAGTGGCGGCACTGGTACTGCGCAATCCCGCCCCACGCTCCGGTCATATATTCCTGCTGCGGCGCCCTGGATGCCTCCGTCACCTTCTGCTCCCGGTGTTTTTTCGCCATCATCTCCTCCTTTCTCCTTAGTCTTTGTGCCAGATCATCACATCGATCCTGGCATAGCTCAGCCCGGTCTCTCCGTCTATGTCGGATCTGCCGGCTTCGATGAACACCGCCCCCACTTCCTCGCTTCCCATCACCCCGCGGAACCCGCCCAACGCCCGTTTCAGGATCTGACGGATCTGGAGCGCTTCCAGCAGCGTGGTGGACCAACAGGTGAGCTGCATCCGTGTCTGCTCCACTTCCGAGTATCCGTCCTGGCTGTAGGTCGGCACGCAGGAGATCTCCTGGTACACCACCGCCGGCAGGGTGGGGCTTTCGGGCAGGCGCAGCGGGTAGAGCCTGTCGCTGATCATTGCCGTCAGCTCCCCGTTGGCGCTCAGGTAGGTCACGAATCCTTCCATCAGCATCATCCTGTTGCCTCGTCGATCGCTCGTTTCAACGTTTCCCGCGCCGCCGCCGCGATCTTCTCGGCGTTGGCGTCGAGTGCAGGGCGGAAGAACGGGCGGGCTTTGATATAGCTGCCGCCTTCCTCAAGGATCGGCGCATACACCATGTTTGTCGCCACCTGCGCTTCTACGTACCCCGGGGTTTCCGTCACCAGTTCGGTGCGAATGCTGTTCGCCAGCGCCCCGATATCCGTCGCCGGTGGCTCTCCCGGCGCTGACGCCACGTGTTTCCCATAACGCCTGCCGTGCTTCACCGCCTGCAGCGAGATCTTGATCGCCCCTTCCAGGACAAATCCGCCCGCCAGCATCGCCTTGCCCAGGCGTGTCGCCGGTTTCTGCGCCAGCGCATCCAGTTTTCGCTGCAGGTTTTCCAATCCGTCAATGCTCATGCGCTCGGCTCCAACTTCTGCAGTCGCAGCATCAGCCCGCTGGGTCCATCTGCGATGGCATGCACCTGGTAAACGATCCCCGTCACCGGCTCGCCGTGCTTCTCCAGCAGTTTGATCCGCTGCAACGGGCTGATCGCCGTCCCCTTCGCCAGCCTTAACGTGGCGTCCCATGTGGTGACGATCATCTCCTCCGGCGTGCGCTGCTGCCCGCCGCTCATGTCGATCCCGCACGCCAGCGGCGTGCTGTCTGCCCATGTCGCCACCCGCGCGTTCAGCGCATCCTTGGTCTCGGTCGCCGTCTGGATCACACACACGTCAAAGAGCGTCTCTGCCTGTGCCTCCTGCAATCGCCTTAGCCTCGCCGAACTCAACGCCTTCATTCATCCACCTCGTCGGTGCGCTCACGCGCCACGTCCGGGATCAGCGTCACCGTGCGCACGCTGCGCCGGGAGCGGTGCATCCGTGCCTGCTGCATGGCATGCGCTACCACCTGACTGCGGTGCATAGTCGCTCCATCGGCGGTAAGGTCGAACTCCTCTGCCAGAGTTGCCGCTTTCTCGTCCCAAATGTCTGCCGCCGCGGCGTGCAGGTCGTAGGTCGGCGTCCAGTCCTCGTTCGTCTCCATCACCCCTTCGTCGTCCTCCGACACCACCCTGGGCGGCTCGCCGTTCTCGTCGGTCAGCGGGTGGGCGGTGATATAGTCCTCGATCGCTTCGTCCGAGTACGTCGCATCCGTTGGTTCTGCCACCATCCTGCGCACCTGGGCGATCTGCGCTGCGGTCGCCGTCAGCTCGTCGACCGATGACTCAAGGGGAAGCAGTACACCATCACCTGTGCTCATGCCACATCCTCCGAATCTGTGTAGGGTGTGTATCCCGCCTTATGGATGTACAGGTAGTACGTGCCAGCCACCAGGCGCTCGAAAGTTACCTGTCCCAGGACGTCGGTCACCTGGCTATCCAGGATCGTCTCCATTCCGGGCGTGGCGTAGAGCTCCACCGTCGCCCCTTCCACCACATCGGTCTTGTCGTTGTCGCTGTAGACCGAGTAGGTCAGGCTCAGCGCCCCTCCGTTGCCCACCCCCCACGATCCGGATCCATGCACTCCAGAGAGCTGCGCATCGATCTCCGTCGCTGTTGGAATAGCGTCCAGTTGATCGGATAGTGTTTCGAGAGTATCGCTGTCCGCTCCCACCCGGGCGACCTGGGTTGAACCAGTGTCGGCGCTCTTAATCGGGAAAGCGGTCAACTCGTCGAACGCGGCGCTCGTGATCGCATCGTCCGCCAGGGTCGCCACGTTGTCGTCTGTGAAGATCCTCACGGACCCGGTCACCGCCGCGTCCAATGCCTGCCCGACCACCATCACGTTTATCACGTCGCCCGCCAGCACATCGATATCGCTGGATGGAAACCAGAAGTTCTGCACACCCGCGGCTGCGGTATAGATCGTTTTTGGAACGACTGGGTCATCCGCCTGGGCATCACCGTCATTAAGTCTCAAATTGATCGTATAATCCCCGCCGCCCACCACCTGGTACAGGCGCACCTGAAAGCGCAGCCGCATCGTCCCTGTCGCTGTGTACTCGTAGACCGAGATAGCACCGGAGATGTTTTTTGGCACGAACGTGGTGTCGATCAGGTTTCTGGTAGTCATTACACCTCTCTCCGTTATGCCGGATTCATTGGCACGGCTACATACGCAAATTGTCGCGACGTTGTGCCCCAGTTCCACGACATTGTTACAGACGCCGCACCCGTGGCGTCATACTGTGACCCATTATGTACATTGATGCCTGCCGTCGCGTTTGTCGATACGCCTTGATGAAGCAGAGTCTTTGCGGCGACAGGGTTTTCCGTGCTGTCTCTCTTTCCAAGTGAGTCAATAATTACCTTCCCGGATCCGCCCGTGACATTGACCGAAGCAGTTGCCAGGTTTCCGGTTGCTGTTACCGCAGAGCCAAATGATGCCGTCTGATGGACATTAACCCATGAGGATGCGCCCGCAAAGCATGTAGTTGCTGCAGACAGAGACACAATAACGTTGGCAGTACCAGAGGGCGGGTTAGCCAAGCAATACATCCCGGTGCGTACCTGTATGCCGTTGACGGCCTCCGCACCAGTGATAAGCGTTAATGCGACTCCGCCGTAGGTGACGCCGCTGATGGTTTGCCCCGACGCATTACGCAGCGTAACTGTAACAATGAGCATGCGTTTATTGCCCGTCCCAACCGTGTGCGCCCATGTCAGGCTCGTTGCGGATGCCGCCGCGATGCATTTGCTCGTGTCGTCCGGGGTAATGGGCAGACTGCCAGATACAGCCGGCCCAAAGGGTGGTCTGAAAACTCTGCCGAACAATGCTTGGAATGTCATCTTGCTCCTGGGTGGGGCGGCTCTGCCTGGGCTTCGGGTTGCCTGATAGCAGGTCAGACTTACGCCTTGGATGGACCGCCCCGCATAACTATCCGCGTCAATCCAGCGGGATGTACTCGACGAACAATTTACCCGCCAATCCAGCGGTCGTTGCCGATCCGGTGAAGGTCAGGTATTCCCCAGCCTCCCAGATCACCGCGTCCTCTGTCTCGTTGACCGGCACCGCCTGGCAGTTGAACAGCTTGCCGCCCACGGTCGCCTCGATCACGTCGAAAGTGCTCAGGATATCGGTGCCTTTCGTGGTTGCCGTGGCGCCGATACCGGCATCCAGGTTGGCTGCGCCGGTGGATCCAGTCTCGAAAAAGGCATAGGTCCTGAGGATCCCCAGTTTGCGCCCTTCCGGGTTGAGGATCGCTCCCAGCCCGCCGTTGTCAGTTGATGCCGCGCCAGCCAGGTCGATGCACATCATGCCACGCAGCTCATCGGTTTCGATTGATGCAGTCATTTTTCATCTCCTTTTCTCATTTACCCCCCGCCGGTCGGTCAGTTGTCCTCCCGGCAGGGGGCGATCTTGGTACAGATGTTAGGATGTCGGGTTCAGCCCGATTCCAAATCCGGCATTCGGGGCAGGCTCAGCAGAGTAGATGTGCGTCACCGTGTTCGCCCAGCCGCTCACGCCGACCAGCAGATTCTTACCCTTCATTAGGATCTGGTGGGTGCTTGTCGCGGTGATGCTCATCGCATTGGTCAGGCTGCCGCCCCAGTTCTCCCAGAAGTTCTGGAACACGCAATCCTCGAACTCCACCCAGCGGTCCATGCCGTCGATCAGCACCAGGACCTTGCCAGCCGTCTCGCTGTAGGAAAAGATGCGGTTACGGCGGAAGCTGTTCCGCGCTGCGCTGCCGGAGATCCACAGCTCGGCATTGGCAGCCGCCCGGATCACCGTGTCCAGCCCAATGGCGCCGTCTTCGAACTCGTTTTCCGATCCGGTCAGTTTCAGGCTGTACGATCCAGCCCTGGCAGCCGGTGTGGCATGCGCCATCCCGGTAAATAAAACCCGGGAAAACTTGTTGCGCGAGCCGGAGACGATTGCCGCCCCGGAATCGGTGTCGGCGTCCTTGCCGTTGTAGATCTGCACGTCGCGCACCATGCAGCCGTTGCCCGAGAAGGTGATCACCGGCGTCAGATCCAGCGCGGCGGTGCCGACGATCCGGCACCTCTGCCCTATACCGTGCAGGTTGCACCCGACGCCGATCAGATGGGTGTAATCCTTGTCCCAGGCGATCGCTGCCGCAGGGTTGTCTGCCGTGTCACCGGCAAGCGCGAGGACCGCATCATGCTGATCTGCCACGCAATGATCTTCTGCCTCCGTAAGTGTTTTCAACGGCTGCAGCCAACTGGTGCCCGGATTGTTGTCGTCACCGTTCACCGGGTCGTACAGATACGCCTTGCTCTTGGGTCCGCGAGGGATGCCCAGCGAGGCGACGTACTCATTGAGATTCCGAGGGTATAGTCCCATGGCTTCCTCCTCTATGCGGTCAGGACCGCGAACGGATGCCGGGTGGCGGCGGTGGGGTTCATCCGGTTGATCGGGTTGGGCAGGGCAAAGCCCAGGCGCATCACTGCCCGCAGGGCGACCATATCCTGCTGCGCCAGGTTGTAGATGATATTGCCGCCGGCGTCCTGGATCACTGCCTGGTCGAGGATCTTCCAGGTAATGTCCTGGCGGATCGAGTAAACCAATTGGTTCCACTGCCCGCTGATCAGCCAGTAGGTCGAGCTCAGGCTGCCATCCAGCGGGAACTCGCACGGTGCGCCGTCAAGGTCGTACTGACCCCGCACCTGCATTGATGGCTGGAAGATCGGGTTGCCGTCAGCGTCACGCACGTTGCGCAGCTTGCGGCGCATGCCAATGTGCGCCAGGTGGGCGGTCGCCATGAAGCCATCCGTTTCGATCAGCCCCAGCAGTCCGGAAACTCCGGCGCCGGTCTCGCCAAGGATCGATTCATAGAGGTCGGTATAGGCGGCATTGCTGATCTGGTGCCCGGCGGCATTGGCGCCGGCGACGATCCCTGCCGCGCCAAGGTTGGTTGTCCAGGTCGCAGGAATGTTGGTCCCATACAGCACCGCCTGGGTGATCGCCACGTTGAAGGCATTCACCAGCTCCGGCTTGGTCTCGCTCCAGATGTCGTAGTCGGCATCATCGAGCACCGCTTCCGGGATCGGGACGATCACCGCCAGCTCTTCAGCGTCGATGTACTTGTTCGTCCAGTCCAACTCGGTGGTCTGCTTCAAGCTGGTGTCTCCGGAGACGAAATATGCGGTCGCCACGGCATTCATCACCGGCATGCGCTTCTGGTTGCTGCTCATATTCGGCAGTCGCCGTGCCAGGCGCAGCAATGCACCGCTCTGTGCCACGTCCTTGATGATCTCGTTCGATACTTCCTGCGGGATCAGCGCAGCCGCATCGGCGCGGGTGATCTGACTGTTGTAAGGCATGTCAACCTCCTTGTTGACCTAACTGATATGGTTGGTTTACTGGCGTCCGCTGGCGCGGCGGATCTTGGCGTTCATGTCGGCGGCATTGGGCTGCCCGTCGCCTGTGCCTGCCCCGGCATTCCCTGCCGTTAACGGCATCCGCGAGAACAGTTCCGGGTAGCTCTTCTTCATCTCGTCGAAATTCACCCTGCCCTGCCGGTCGAACAATTCTTCCTGCGTGGCTGCCAGGTACGCCAGTTTCAGGTTCACCACGCCCGCCTTGTGCGCCTCCTCGTAGAACGACGCCCGGCGGTCCGCCGTGCTGATCTGGTCGGCCATCTCGGTCAGCTTCGTCTGCGCATCGCTGCCTTCCTCGGCTTTTTTAGCCATGTCGCGCAGCTGCTTTTCCATGTCCTTGCGGCTCACCCGCTCGGAATCCAGAGCGCTCTTCAGCCCCTTGATGTGCCCATCCAGCATTGTCTGGATCTCGGGCGCCTGTCCCTTGATCCAGGTATCGAAGACCGGCGCAGCTGCGCCGCCGCCCGTGCCTGCATCGCCGTTCCCCTGGCTCCCGCCCTGGGTCCCGGCTGTATTGCTGCTCCCGCCGGCTCCGCCGGCGTTTCCTTCCATCCATTTATTTGCGAACATCCCGCTCTCCTTTTTCTATCGCGCCTCCCGGTGTCACGCCGGCAGCGCCGTGTTATGGCGTCTCAACGATCGCCAGTTCAGCCACCGGCGTGGGTACGAAGCTCTCCCCCCACACCGGGTCATTCCGTCTCTTCACCATCTCCCCAAGCGGCGTGCCGTTCTGCCAGGCTGCGTACCTCCCGCTGCCCAGGATGCTCATTTGCGTCCCCTGGTCCTGCGTCTGGAACCACGCCTGCCCGGTCTGCCAGGATGGCTCTTCCATCCCTGTCACCCAAGGGATCAGCGTGCAGCGCCCATTATTGTGCTCCTGGAAGTGCTGCGCCACCGGGTAAACCTCGCCTTCGCTGAACAGGCATCCGGCGCAGGTGCGTTCGTCGTGCTTCGCCACCCGCTTCCAGCCCTGCACCACGCCGCTGTGGCGGTACTGCTCCAGGCTCGCCATGCGGTACGCCCGCAGGCTCTCAGTCCTCGCCGTGTTCAGCGCCTGGTTCAAGCCCATGCCAAATCCGTCACGCATCAGCCGAGCGGTTTCCACCGGGTTCAATCCCTGGGCGATGCCATTGATCAACGCCTGTGTCATCCCATCCGTCGAACTGGCATAGATCGAGCGCAGATACTGCTCCAGTGGCGTGCCGTCCCCAGCCATGCCGATCATCATGTTCACCGCTTCGACCGGCAGACGGTCCCATTGTGCCCCGACGATCCCCGCCCCGTCGAATACCGCCTTGATCGCCTCTGCAGCATCGGCAACCCCCTGCGCCGCCAGCGCCGCCTGGTAGGCGCTGACCTGCCCTCCGGCGTACTGGACATAGCGGCTCAGTTCGGCATGCGCCTGGTACACCAGCCGTGTGTAACGCTCGTTCATGCGGATCAGCGCCGCGCTCACCGGCTGCCCGGATGCCTCCAGCGCTGCGATCTCCGCCGCCGTTGCCGTCATCTCCGCTGCCAGCGCCTGCTCCACCCGCAGCCAGCGCTCAGCCATCCCCCGCAGGACGCTCTCTTCCCGCGCCAGAATCGCAGACTGCTGCGCTCTCGCCACTTCCACCACCAGCGGATCACGTCCCGGAATCGGCAGCATTATCCGCCATCCCCTTCCTGTTCCTGCTCATCCATTGCGCCTGCAGTCTCCTGGTCGCCCTGGTCGAACTTCCTCCGCGCCTCCGCCATGTACGCCGCTGCCAGGTCCGCCTGGTTTTTCTTCTCCTTCGCCACGGCTGCTTCGATCCTCCGCACCTGTACTTCGCTCTTGCCCTCCTCCCGGAGCACCTCCCCCAGCGGGATCCCGGTGCGCACGTTGTTCATGCGCGTCTCGGACTGCGTCACCGGCTGG